TTTTTTCTTTTTAAATCTATCGTGCATTTATAAACTCCTACATTTTTTCTTGGTTAAAGAAATACTCACGACAAATATTCGATATATATTTGTTAATCTGTTTTGGTTCAATGTCTGCTTCTGCCAATACATCTAATTCTTCTTTGAGAACATCATTAATAACACCTCTAATAAAAGCAGGTATTTTATCTCTAGTTATTTCTCCACCATTATTTAAATTACATGCTTCATTAAGAAATTGTTCTAATCTCCATGTTGGTGTTACTTGTTCTGCCATTTCTATTAATTTGTTTATTTTTTCGTTATCAACTGGTTTTAATACTTTTACTTTAGATGATTTGCTATGAATAAGTCCCTTTGACTTTAATTGGTATCTACTATCACCATCTACACATGTATATACAATTCCTTCTCCTACTGTACCATCAAAACCAAACTCCTTTGCAACTGGACATTCTGCTTCTACTTCTAATGTCTGTTCTATAATTTTATTTTGTGATAATTCTGGATGATTAAAATCGATGTCTATTGTGTACGTCTTAAAATCGTTTACATTATAAATTCTATTTTCAATATCTCTATATCCTTCACAATCTAACCATCGTCCTATTTTAACTTCTTCTTGTGTACCATCTTCATATGTTTCCATTTCTTTTTTAGATACTTTAACACCAAATATAAAGAATGATTTAGGTATATTATTAATACCAACTCCACTCTGGATACCTTTTCCAGCCCATTCTCCATATACACAAATAGTTTCTTTTAATGTATCTATATTATGTTTTTCTTTTATCTCTGTACATATCTTAATAAATACATCTTTATGTGATTCAGCGAAAAATGCAAATCCAGCATTATCTTTTTGTGGTGTTATAAGTTGTTTATGAGATTGAACCCAAAATTCATTGTCGTTATAACATATGGCTGCGTTTGTGCCATGTAGTTTGCAAGATCCTTTGAATGTTAATATCGGTTTTTCCTTAGTTACATCATATATAGGATCTCCATTTTCATCTTGACCTATGTAATTATAACTATGATTTACATTACTAACTGCATTTCTAAACTGTCCTATTGAAGGAAATTTTATTAATTCCATTTTTCTATTCTCCTTGTTTTCCTATGAATCCTCTAGATAGTATATTTTCGGGATTTTGCTTTGTACATCTGTTAAAAATTCTAATTTCTGTTTCGGTTAATTGTTCTAATAATATTAATCCTCTACGTAACATCAATTCTAATCTTAATAACTTACATATGTAATACGCATCGACTATGTCTTCTTTTGTTTTATATTGTGGTAATGTATCAAGATTTATTTGTCCATCATTATATTTTTCGTATTCATCACACATATGTATTTTGTCTACGTTCCCCTTTCCAGTAGCATAAAGTTTTACAACTGTCGGCTCCAGTATACGCATTTTAATTCCTTGTCTATATATTCTATATTTTATTAATCCACAAAATTCTCCTATTTCGAATACTCTTCCTGTTGCAGCATACGCATAACCTTCTATTGCAACATAATCAGGAAAATTAATAAAAGACATTATATGATTTATCATCCATATATATTGATCTATATTATTTTTAAAATCTTTTTTCTTATAATGATATATCTTATCTGAACTATTCTTTTTGACTTGTGTAAAACCCATATAATCCTGATCTATTATATCTAAAGTCTTATCATCTAATTCCATCATATAAATTCCCGAAGAATTAATTGATGGATCACAGCCCACGATTTTCATATATCATACCTCTTAAATTTTATATTTTTATACTTATTTCTATATCTAATACCATTATGACATGCATTATAATTTAAATTATTTTCCTCACAAAAAACTTTTAAATCTATTATATCGATCCATTCATTTGTTATTTCGTTTTTCCATTTATATTTGTATTTTGTAGCATTGACTTTTAACCTTTGCGTCATATATTTTCTTTCTTTTTTAGACATATTTTTCCATTGTTCTTTGGAATGATTACTCAAAAAAGATTTTATTTTTGGTGTATGTGTGTTATTATACATACCATTTTTTTCACCACATCGTTTTCCTTTATTTGCAACCGATATTTTTATACCTATTTCCTCTCTATTTGGATGTTTTGATAATGTATCTCCACCTGTACCACCTTTATGTATATTATAACCTATTTTTCTATTAAGTAAATCAAATTTAGCAATCCATTTTGTTTCTTTTTCTGTTCGTTCTTCTAATGTACAGTAATGATCAATAATTATTCTTCTTAAATGTTCTTTACCATGTTTTTTGATATGCCGTGTTATTATTAATCCAGATCCAAAATAATCATCATTTGCCGATGTATGGTGAAATCCTACATATCCCATTCCATCTAATAAACATACTGTAAAATAAATTATTCCTATACATTCTTTTGTTTTCATAGTTTACCTCTTTTCAGGTTGAAGTTATGTAAAGGTAGTTATTGGAAAAGCAATAACAGGTTTATAACGCCGTTCCCTTTACATAACTATTTATAATACCAACCATTTTTCTATATCAATATTTAATATATTCATGCTCAATGGACATAACATCTTTTTTTGTTATCATTGTTACTATATCTTTAAGTCCTTTTCTGGTATATAACGTGTACATTCCTTTTTTTGATTTGCTATTTTCTAGTGTCATTTCTTTTTCTGAAAATCCAACCAATTTTTCACATAACTTTGCTAATTTTTTTCGTTCTACAAAAAGAAATCCATCTTCACATTGGAAACATATGGTGTCTGCCTTTCCAAAAAGCCATCCTTTACGGCCTGAAACTGATTTCATTTCCAGCCAAATTATCTTATCTTGAGGATCACCATCCCATCTTCCAGTTCGTTTCATTGCTTTAACATCAACTGTAATTTCATAATCATTACCAATTAAAGTATAATCTATATGATCATTTACCTGTTGGCTAAAATCAGCTTCTTTTATTTTTATATGTTTTATTTTTTTAATAGTCTTTACAAATAAATCTTCTCCTTTTTGTCCTATTAATGCTGAATTATTTGAATCTCTTTTGTTTTTGTACATATATTATGTCTCCAAGTATAATGAATCATATACATTAGTCGTAAAATATGGTTTTAATTCTTCGTATGAAAAACCATCAATATTATATTTTACAACTATTTCGTTTATATCTTTACAATCATTATATTTCCACTTATTCCAAAGAAAAACACTTTTACCTTCTAATAAAAACTTTTTACTTTTGTTTTTACCTGCATTGTCATTATCCAATAAATAATGTACGTCCAATTTATTCAAGGTATCGGCTACATGCGGTGAAAAAGACAAACCTAAAATAGCCAAACTATTATGGATATATAAACTATCTATCACTCCTTCCAATAGAATAACTGGTTTGTCTTTTTCTACCTTATGTATATTATATAATGATTGATCTTTATTCTGTATACGATTCAAATACTTAGGAGAATATCCAACTAAATCTCTAGCTTGATAATAATATATGTTATCATTATTATCATAAAACGGAATTATCATTCTATTTTTGTACAGACCATGCGTAGATATAAACCATTTTTTCCAAATAGATTTTGGTATTTTTCTTGATATACATAACTCAATTGCATTATCTAATAATTTTCTATATTTTAAACTTTTACTTGTAATAGGCAAAAAATATTGAACTGCATTTTTTTCTTTTCTTATTGCTAATTCTTTTTTTCTTTTATTTTCTAATCTGTTTTTTTCGTATTCTTCTTTTGTTTTTTTCTTTAATTGTATTTTATCTGGTTTTTTTACTCCAAATGCTTCTTTAACATAATCATGATATAAATAAGGTGATGTAAATTTCAACCAATATTCTGCTGACCATGCTTTACCTTCTGCTATACATCCTTCATTAAAACATTTAAAATTCCAAAACTCTTCGTATGTTTTTAGACTTTTTGATAAACGCAAATGTCCACGTTTATTTGTCTTTTTTTCTCCATCCCCACATACATTACATTTAAATTGTATATGATTAGGTTTAATAATACACCCATGTATACCATTTACAGCTAATCGTAAATATTTCTCTAAAATTATATTTTTGTCTATATTCATAATTAGGAAGAAAGGTAGGTGTTAAGTCATTCTTTACTGGAGGTGATTGAATGATACCTACCTTTCTTTTTTCTTATTTTGTTTTGTTTAATCTTTCAAAAAAAGAATCATGAGATTCTTCTTTAGACGAAACGGTTTCTAAGTTATTATCTTCTTCTTTACCAGTATCCGATGTTTCTGAACCACCAATATTAGTTACAGGTTTTCCAATAACACTTTCACCAATCTTAATTAAAAAACTAGCTTGTAATGCATCAAAACTCTTAAACTTATCCTGTGAAATAATTTGTTCAAGTGTAAATAACGAACCATCAATTGCTAATATTTCTTTTTCTGTTTCTGCAAGAGGTGTAGGTGTATCTACAAACTTTGAAGACGAATAATCATTATATGTGATTGAACCAGTTTTCTTTGGTTTAATTTTTAACTTAAAATCCAAACCTTCATCGTAATCATGTACAAACACCTTTTCTTCGTCAATTTGTTCCATAATCATGTCATGTAATGTTTTACCATATCTAAAGATCATAATCTTTCCATCGTTTTCTGAATCTTGTTTATCAGTAATAATCATTATATTTGAAAAATAACTAGTACGTCTTCCACGTTTTCTTGCTGTGGATTCGTCAGTATCCCAAATTTCTCCATTCGATTTACATACAGGACATTGGTCTTTTAAAGTAGTAGGACAGTTTTCTATAAACCAACCGCCAGCAGATTTAAAACCATGATTGTATAAACGTACAAAAGGTACTCCTGAACCATCACCTTCTGGTCTAGGAAGAAATCGTATAATCGCTTGATATTGGCCTTTATCGTCTAATTTTGGAGTGAATAGATTTTCACTATAACCATCTTTTTTTACATAAACATTATCTTCTTTTTCTTTATAATCGTCAATTGTTTTATTCCAATCAAATTCTCTTTTTTTCATTTCTTTATCTCCTTAAAATTTTTTTAATTGTTTTTGTTCTTATATTTATTAAACTCAATAAATCTGATATATCGTATTTTGAATTGTGAAAATATTCATCTGGAACATTATAATTCAAAAGATAATAAGTGGGATAGATTTTCCCTTCTATTATTAAATCTAGTAATATATTGTTTCCATTTGAATTTACTTCGTACAAAACCGATTTGTCCATATCAAGTTTGTTTAATAATTGTTCAATAAACACACCATCTTTTTCATATTGTTTTTTAGAACAATAGTTTGCTACTTTTGATATATCCTTTATATTAATATGATTCCAACTTATTTTTTCATTAAACATATACAACATCAATACGTATAACTTAAAATCATAAAAACTAAAATGATTATTTTTAATTCTATTCACTATTTTAGCACATAAATCTATTATAAATTTAGATTGCTTATTAAAATGAAACTAATT